TGCGGTGGAAACGCTACAGGGCCGAGAAGGCAAAGCGCGAGCGGGCGGCTGCAAAGCTGGAGCGGCAGTCTAAGCGCCAGGCAAGGCCTCACGCGGAGGCTATCCAGGAAAATAAGAATCGAGATCTCGTTTCGCGGGCTCGCGCATTGGCGATCGGCGATGGGGCGGCGGTTTGGGATTGTCCCGGGTGCGGAAACACAGTTGTTGGGAGTAGCGAACCCGAGCGGTGCATCAAGTGCGGTTCGTCGGTATTCGAGCCGCGGGCAGAGCAGTTGGCTACAGCATGAAAAAGAAGGTGACACGATGAAAAGACGAGAAGCGGTTAAGGCGGTCAAGTGGTTCCAGAGGAAGGTCGGCATCGCCGGCTGGACGGTCGGCCTGTGCTTGGGGGGGAGATGCCCAGCCGCGATCGGCCGGGGGAGGACGCCCGAGGAGATCGATGAATGTTACGGGCTGAGTATTGCGGATACGATGAGGCACAATATCCAGATATGGGTCGATCTGACGAAAGGAAAAGGAACTTCGGAGAGCCCGGGCCGGGACGAAGATTCTCTGGCGACGCTCATGCACGAACTGTTGCACGGGGCGTGGGACGAAGTCGGCATTGACGAAATGCCGCTGCACGAACACCTGATCGACAGGCTCGCGCACATACTGGCCGATCGATACAGGGCGACACTGCTGAAAGGGAAAAAATGAACGGGACAAAAAGAAAAACGGGCACGCGCGAATGGTCGAAGTACAGCATTAACATTTGCAAGGGTTGTTCCAACGGGTGTCTGTACTGCTATGCGAGGCAAAACGCGCTTCGCTTCGGGCGGATCACAGATGGCCAGGCGTGGGAAAACGAGGATATCCTCGATGAACCGGTCGGAAACGGGAAGCATGGCGCCAGACAGAAGCTGGATGGCCGGATCATGTTCCCGACCAGTCACGACATCACAGAGAACAATCTCGAAGAATGTTGCGAGCTTGCGCGGAGTATGATCCGCGCCGGCAACGAAGTCCTGATCGTCAGTAAGCCTGCGCCCGAACGCATGGCCGCGTTGCTTGGCGAGCTGCTGCAGGAACGCGCCGATGCCAGGGAGCTGGTGACACTGCGGTACACGATCACGAGTCTGCTTGACTACAAGACATCGCAGTTTTGGGAGCCGAATGCACCACTACCCGAGGAGCGCCGCCAGGCGTTGCGGGAAGCGTTTGAGCAAGGCTGGACCACGTCTGTCTCGATGGAGCCGTTGCTTGACGCGAGAAACGTCGATGTCATGGTGCAGAGACTTGACCCGTTTGTTACGGACACGATATGGGTAGGCAACTGTCGGGATCTCAAGCAGCGCACCGCCTGGACGCTCACGGGCGATGAACCGGGGCTGGCGCTCCTGCAGGAAGATCAGGCAGAAGCCACAATGCTCGGGGTGTACGAAAGGCTCAAGAACAATCCGAAGATCCGCTGGAAGGATTCATACACCAAAGTCCTGCAGTTGATTGTTGGCGGGACATGGGTCGACGGTCTGCGAGAGATCGAGGCATAACATGGCAGAGCTATTCAAAGATCAGATCTTCCCGTGCGTGCAATGCGGCTTCTGTTGTACGGAAGGCCGGCTGTGCGGCTACGGCGAGCATGATCGGGAAAAGAACCAATGCGAGTTCTTGACCGCCGAAAGCAAATGCTCGAAGCACGATGAGATCGTCGCGCTCGAGAGCAATTCCGACTACCCGACATTTGGTTGGGGATGTAGCTCGCCAATGTTCAACGAACGGCGAGACGCAATGATTCTGTCGGACATTGAGGCTTTGCATTTAGGGGAGATCCTACAGGAGATCTTCCGGGGCTTCATCGAGGATGAGCTAAGCCAAGTACCGCCCGGGCAAAACGACGGCCAGGCCGGCAATGAGATCGAGATTGTAATCCCGTGGGGCCAAGAATGACGTATCCACTGTTGAAGCACAGCCCTGGCGGCTACCTGGTATGCCATAGCCGATGCAGCGACGCCGACACGCGAGCGAGATGCCCGCTCGGAAACGAACGCAACGCCAGGGCGAAGGACAAAAAGAACATTCGCATGATTAAGGCATATAACCGTAAACACGGATTGAAGGGATTTTGAAATGAAGATCTTGTTTGGGATCCTGATGCTTGGGGCGGCGTTCTTGGTCGGATACCAGCTCGGGAGATCCCCGGGCAGTCCGGACCTAATCAAAGGAGCGGTGAATCTCGCAAAAGACGCGGCCAGAGGCGTTAGATCTACGAATGTCAGCGGCGATCCTCTATCGGTCCTGGAGCGTTCCGGCTGGCTGATCGTCGAGCGAAAGCATTGGAATGGACCGCCACGGGGTAGGGATCCTTAAATAATGTTCCAAGGGTTATGCAATAAGCGAAGATTCAAGGCCTGGCGTTCCAACTCGCCAGGCCTTGTCTTTTTGCGATCGTCGATCTCGCCAGCGAAGATCCTGGCGGCGGCGGCGTTGCTTGGGTACGATCCTGGCGGTAGAGTACTTTCTGAGCAGTCGGCTTCACAAGCCGGCGATGAGCGAGTGATGGCCGGCGCGTTCTGCGCCGGCCATTGCCTTTTTTGGCCATTTGCCGGCGCACCGGCCGGCGCAGCCCAATTCTCTGAATACTCGGGCTCTACGTTGCTCCCTAATGAACGATCGAAGGCGGGGGCATACCATCGCCCGCCGTTTTTAGCGTGCTTGACACGGGCAAACGCCGATGGCATTATTGATCCCTGATCCTGGCCATGGAGAAATAGTATGCCAACAAATCAAACGTACACTCCCGAGCAACAAATTCTGCTGATGCGGCTGGACGGCATAGCCGACCAGATCAAAAAAGGTCAGTTCCTAAACTGTCACTTCCGAGCTTTCGAGCTTTCGGGCGCGGCATGGGAGCTGCACGTCCGGGGCAACGCGGCCATAGGCGCGCGTGTCGCGGGCGGTCCGGCCGGCGCAGTCCTGGCCGATGACGCCCCGGTTGTCCCTGACACAGTTCCGCCGAATCGGGAGGATCCGCCAGGTCCGCCGGATCCGCCACGCCCGCCGACTCGCAGAGACGTCGGATCACCAGCGAAGGGAACGGCAGACCATGTCCAATAGGAAGAAGAAGGCGAGCAGTAAGGCGGGCAAGCCGCCAAAGCTGCAACCACCGAAGAGGCTGTCGAAGCTCAAGGCAGCTCCGTGGAATCCGCGCACGATCGATCCTGACGCGGCCAGGGGCCTGTTGAAAAGCCTGGACGAGTTTGGCGACATTTCAGGAATTGTCGTCCACAAGGATGGCTACCTGATTGCCGGCCATCAGCGAGTCGAGGCGATCCGGACGAAGTACGGGACAGATCTGCCGATAGTCGGCGGGGCCATAACTGCACCAGACGGGACGCGCTACCCGGTGCGCGTGGTAGACTGGCCAGAGGACAAGTCGAAGGCCGCGAACCTTGCGGCGAACAATCCGCTTATCGGCGGGAAATTCACGAGTGAGGGCGCGGCAATGGTCGACCTTGTCGCCTTGTCGCGCCCGGATCTCGCCGATGAGCTTCGCCTGCAGGAGATGGTCTACGAGCTTCCGGAGGATGGCGCCGAGGGGCCTGATGGAACTGGCGAGCCCGTGATCGATCGGATCGGACCGCCGGCCATGGAGCTGCAGCCGTTCGAGCACTATGACTACCTGGTAGTCCTGGCCAGCAACCTCAATGATTGGGCCTGGCTATGCGATCGCCTTGGGATCAAACGTGTAGACGCGAGCCCCGTACCGGCCAAGAAGAAGATCGGCCTGGGGCGGGCGATTCCCGCAGCCAGGCTCATAGCCGCCCTGGACGGATCCGGAGAGAGCCATGGCAGTGATTAAGTACAGGCTTGTTATCCCGTCACGTGGACGGGCAGACAAGATAGCCAGGATCCTGGCGCTCTTGCCGACAGCGATCGTCTGCGTCGATGAACGCGAGCACCTGGAGTACAGGAAAGCAATCCCGGTCAAGAAACTCTGGCTGCACGCGCCCACAGGGACGCTCGGGGAAGTACGCCAATGGGTACTTGACAACTCCCAAGAAGAAGCGGTCGTTATGATCGACGATGACTTCCGTTGCGTCCGGACGCTTGTTGGCCGGCGGACACGTAAGATCGTAGATCCAGGAGCGATCCTCCAGATCATCGAGAATGGAATTAACGTCGCTGCCGATTTAGGTATTCACCTTTTCGGATGGAACCGCTGTGTGATGCTGCGCCAGTTCTATGCCTACGATCCGTTGTCCTTTGGCGCGTTGGCAAGCGGGGCCTGGGGCGTGGTCGGTCGGGAGCACGCGGTGGACGTGAGATTGAACCTGGCGGAAAGTCTGGATCTCACATTGACGAACCTTTTGGAAAATCGAATTGTGCTGCACGATCGCCGATTCTATTTCGATTGCGGTCCAACGTGGAAGGGGACGGGCGGGCTCCAGGGGATCCGGACCTCGACCACCGAAGGCCAAGAAAAGGAATGGATGGCAGAGAAGTGGGGCCAGTACGTATCGATGGAAAGAAAACTACAATCGGGCGGCACAGGTATGTCGATACGTGTACAGAGGCGCTGCAGTCTTGGCGGCGCATCGGCGTAAGGTACTCCCGAGTTGCGCAGCGCTCGGGGGGGGGCAGGGAACAATCAACTCCATAGTTTTATTCGTTCGCAATCGAGATCTTGGGCAAATCGCCTGATTGTTGTATAATAGAAGTGGCGGCGGTCGGGATCCAAATGAGCAAGAGTCTGAACTTGGCCAGGCTGTCGATTGACGATGCTGCAACCGCTCTGCAGACGTCGCGCCAAACGATCACCAAGCATATCGCCAATGGCGCGCCCACGGCCGGCGAGGGAATCATTAACCTTGTGCATTATGCCGCCTGGCTGAACTCACAACTGCAGCGGGCCGGATCCGGGGAAAGCTAATGGGGATTGACGTAACACATATTGAGCCTGTCCAACTGGTGCGCCTGCTGAACTCGACGCCGGCCGGCACGGTAGCGACGGCGGCGGGGATCCGGAGGCAGATGAACCGGGGCGGGTTTCGGATCGGCGATAGCAAGACGGTCAATCTTGTGCGGTACACGGGATGGCTTGTCGATGAAGTTGAAGGGCAAAAGGGCCTGGCCGATCATCGAGACGCGGATCTCAAGCGTAAGCGAGGGGCGATCCGAGCGGCGCAGAACATCGCGCCGATCGGGCAGGTAGAAAACCCGGAGCGCCGTAAGCGGTGCAAAAAGTCCCTGCGCAAGTTCTGTGAAGAATACTTCCCGGAAGTGTTTGTGTGGGACTGGAGCAACGATCATCTTCGCGTGATAAAGGCGCTGGAGCGAGTTATCAAAACGGGGGACATGCTTGCCTTTGCAATGCCACGCGCCAGCGGGAAAACATGCCTGGCCCGGGCCGCTGCATTTTGGGCGGTGCTCTACGGCTACCGGCCGTTTGTTACGCTGATAGGCGGATCGGAAAAGAAGGCCAAGGAATTGATCGAGCCGATGAAGATGGCGATCCTGGAGAATGGGCGACTCCTGGCCGATTTTCCGGAGGCGATATATGGACTGCGTTGCCTGGAGAACACGGCCAAACGCCAGGCACAGCAGCATTGCAATGGCCAGCTAACTCATGTCCGGTGGGAGCCTGATCGGATTGTTTTCCCGACTCTACCGCCCGATGTAGTCGCCAGCGTGCTCGGACCGATCGGCGAGAAGGTGAATAAGACGGCGGGATCCATAATTTCTGTCACGTCACTTGACGCGCACATGCGAGGCCAACAGTACACGCGAGCGGATGGATCTGTGATCCGCCCGTCGCTTGTCCTCCTGGATGATCCGCAGACGAGGGCTTCTGCGCGTTCACCTGGCCAGACGAAGCTCCGGATGGATTTGATCTACGGCGATGTCCTGGGCATGGCGGGGCCTGGTGTGCGGATCTCAGCGATGATGACGTGTACGAAGATCTACGAGGAAGATCTCGCTGACAAGATCCTTAACCAAGAAGATCACCCGGAATGGCAAGGCCAATGCACGAAGCTGATCTTCGAGTTTCCGACGAACACGAAACTATGGGAGGAATATGCCGAGATCCGCGCCGATGGTCTGCGCCGCGGGAAAGGCTTGAAGCCGGCCACGGCGTTTTATCACAAGCACCGCAAAGCGATGGACAAGGGGGCAAAGGTCGCCTGGCCAGAGCGGTACGATCGAGACAGCGAGATCTCGGCGCTGCAGCACGGGATGAATCTCAGGTACCGAAACGAGGAGACGTTTTTCTCGGAGTATCAGAATGAACCGATGCAAGAGCAGATCTCGGATGATATCCTCGTACCGGCCACAGTAGCCGAGAAACTGAACGGCCGGAAGCGGGGCATTATCCCGCTTGCTTGTCCATATCTCACAGCCTTTATCGATGTGCACGATCGAGTACTGTATAGGATCGTCTGCGCTTACCAGGCTGACTTCACCGGCTACCTGATTGACTATGACACCTTCCCAAAACAGGAGAAAGGGTGGTTTGAACTCCGGACAGCGAAGCGCACGCTCAAGCAGAAGTTCCCGCGTCGAGGCACAGACGGCGCGATCCTTGCCGGCCTGGAGTACAGCATCGATGAAATGCTCAATCGGGAATGGCCGCGTAGCGGCGGGCAGGGCGTGTTGCGCGTTGGCCGGCTGTTGGTTGACATGGGTTACAAAGCCGAACTGGTAGCCGCGGCCAAGCATAAGGTGGGAGGCGCCACGATGCTCTTGTCGCTTGGTCGAGGGATCGGGGCTCGCAATAGGCCGATGAGCGAGTACAGGCGCAAGCCTGGCGAGCAGTACGGCCATCACTGGTATCAGCCTAGCGTCAAGGGGACGCGGGAGTTTCCGCATATCGCAGTCGATGTCAATTACTGGAAGACTCATGTCCAGCAAGCGATTTCGACGCCGGCGGGTGATCCTGGCAATTTCACGCTGTTTGGCAGGAAGCCCAAAGAGCATGAACTATTCTCCGAGCACATAGCCGGCTCGGAAAGCTGGATCGAAACGTCGGGCTATGGCAGAACGCTCCACGAATACAAGCTGCGCCCGACAAGGCCAGACAACCACTGGCTTGACGGTCTTGTCGGCTGCGCAGTAGCGGCGTCGATGCTTGGCGCTAAAACGCCGGCCATGGAGGCGCGCCCGCCAACTGGGCGCAAGAAGTACACCCAGGCGGATCTAAGGAGTCGCTCATGAATGATGGAGATCGCAAGCATTACAGCGGGGCGGTCATCCCGGGGATCGATCCAGACGAGACGCGAGAAAAAGGATTGACCTGCCCTGACTGCGGTTGCAGCCACTTCCGGGTGATCTATACTCGACCAGCGGCGCGGGGGCGGATCCAGCGGCGTCGAGAATGCCGGCATTGTGGCCGGCGGTTTACAACGATGGAGAGCGCGGCGGATGTTACGGAAGCTAAGTGATCTTGAATTGCTGATCCTGGAGCACTTGCCCGGGACACCAAACGGGTTGTCGATCTGGGAGCTTGCCGATGGTCTGCTTGGCAATGCGGGCCCGAAGGCCCGGGGCGATGTCAAACTGGCCTTGTGGACCCTCGATGGATGTCTCGGGGGCCTGGCTGTCACAAGGGGCGATGATTACATGGGCCACTGTGACGTCGAGCTATGGGGCTTACCGGCGGACACGCGAAGCGTTTTGATTCGCGTATTTGCGCAGCGTTGAATGTCTAGCGGTAGACATCTGGCGGATTTCGCTTTGCAGTTCGGTGGACACGCGCCATAATACACATATGAAGATTCCGCCAACGGCGGAGCAAAAGAAAGCAGATCGGACGGCTCGACTAAGAGCCGCCGCCAAGAGACAGCAAAAGGCCATCCGGGGCCGGACTCCCCGCGTGGTCTTTTTTGTTGGGCCGTCCGATCAAGTTTATTCAATACATCCGGAGCATTTGAAGAAAGACTGCCATGGCCGATGACTTACAGGACACGATCAGCGAGAACGCCCAGGGGCCTGCAGAGGCCCGGGGCGACTCGGGCTCGATGCGGCAACACTCGCTGCGCGACCAGATCGCGGCCGATAAGCACCTTGCGGCCAAGGGGGCGCTTGATGACAGCACCAAGAAAACCTTGGGTGTCCGCCTTGTCCAGCTCGTACCACCGGGGGCCGTCTGATGAAGTTCTGGCCCTTTGGAAAGTCGAGGCGCCGACGCCTGGTGCAGCAGATCACCCGTCAAATTCTCGCAAGGTTCGATGCCGCCCAGACCACCGACGAGAATCGCCGGCATTGGGCGAACGCGGACGAGTTGAGTCCAGTCGCCGCGATCGGGCCTGATGTACAGCGCATAGTCCGGAGTCGGGCTCGCCACGAAGTAGCCAACAATTCAATCGCGCGAGGGATCGTCTTGACCCTGGCCAATGATGTTGTCGGCACGGGTCCGCGTCTCGACCTGCTGACACCCGACAGGAAGCTCAACAAGGCGATTGAACGAGAGTTCGGGCATTGGATGGCAGAAGTCGGATTGTCGGCCAAGCTGCGGACGATGCGAATGGCGAAAGCGCAAGACGGCGAGGCGTTTGGTGTGATGTTCACGAATCGCGCCTTGCGTGGTCCCGTGAAGCTCGACGTCAAGCTGATCGAGTCGGACCGCGTAGGGACGCCAAATGTCGGTTGGGATACGGACGAAAAGAAGCGGGTCGATGGAATAACTTTCGATGATGACGGCAACCCGAAAGAGTATCACATCCTCAAGCGCCATCCGGGCGCTACAGACTCGCAGATGGGCATTGACGAATTCGACACAGTTCCGGCTTCGAGCGTGATCCATTGGTTTCGGGCGGACAGGCCGGGCCAGCGCCGCGGGCTCCCGGACCTCATGCCGGCGCTGGGGCTGTTTGCGATCCTCAGACGATTCACCAAGGCAACGCTGTTGGCGGCCGAGACGGCGGCGGAGTTTGCGCTCGTAATGAAAACGACATCGCCCGCCGGCGGCGAGGCGGCGGAGGTCGATCCGTGGGTCACGATGGAGATGCAGCGGAACATAGCGATGTTCGCGCCGGAAGGATGGGAGCCGACACAGATGAAGGCGGAACATCCGAGCGCGACATTCGATGCATTCCGCAAGGCGATCATTAACGAGGCGGGGCGGTGCGTAAACATGCCGCTGAACATCGCCACGGGCGATTCGTCCGGGTACAACTTTGCTTCCGGCCGTCTGGATCACCAGACGTACTATCGATCGATTGACGTCGAGCGCGACGAACTGGAATTGGTTGCGTTGGATCCGTTGCTTCGGGCCTGGCTGAGTGAGGCAATTCTAGTCAGCAATTACTTGCCACTGTCGGCGAGGATGCTGCAGAGCCGTTACCTCTATCGCCTGAATCACCAATGGTTCTGGCGCGGGCGCGAGCATGTCGATCCGCTCAAGGAGTCGAGGGCGGCAATCGGGTTGCGCGATGCCGACCTGCAGACGGATGCGGAGTACTACGGGCGGAAGGGCATGGATTGGGAAGATCAGTACGACCAGCTCGAGCGAGAAAAGAAAGGGCGCGAAGCACGCGGCCTGACAGATCAAAACGCAGGGGAGACCGGCGCGGCCGGGAGGGAGGCCGCGGCCGGCCTTGCTGCGATACAGGAATTTCAGGAAAGGTTAGAGGATCTCGAAGATGCTTCTGGCGAGTAATTCAATAAGTGCGCGGAGTCGCAATGGCCGAACAGCGTCCAATGCCCACCGAGGGCCGGCCGTGCTCGAGCTGCAGGCCGATGGCCTTGAATGGCTCGAAGCCGCGGACGGCGACGATGGAAAGCTCAAGCGTTTCACGATGCTTGCGTACACCGGTACGGCGATGCGGATTGCCGGCTGGCCGTATCCGGTGGTGGTGAATCTGAAAGGCCTCAAGATCCCGTCCGGTTCTCTGCCAGCGTTGAAGAATCACGATCCGAATCAGATTGTCGGGCACACAGACAAAACGGACAAACAGGAGTCGCGGCTTACGCTGCAAGGGGTGATTTCGGGTACCGGCGAGGCGGCGCGTGAAGTAATCGAGACGTCGGCCAACAACTTCCCCTGGCAGGTGTCGGTTGGAGTACATCTTGATGATATGGTTTTCGTCCCGTCCGGAGCGACGGCGAAGGCGAATGGTAAAGAGTTCAAAGGCCCGATGTACCTCGCCAGGCGAGGGGCGTTGGGCGAAGTGAGTTTTGTTCCGGTCGGTGGCGACTTGCGGACATCCGTAAAGGTTGCTGCATCCGGAGATACAGGTAAAGAGGAGTCGACAATGACCTACAACGAATGGCTACAAGCAAAGGGTTTCGATCCCGAGACGATATCGGAAGACCAGGACAAGTTCCTCAAGGCGGCTTTCGATGCTGAAACCGCTGCTGCAGCACAGGCCAAGGCGGATGCTGCCAAGGCGCCGGCGGATCCGGGCGCGGGCGGAGGCGAGCCAACCCCCGACTCGCTGACAGCGGCCGGTGCGCAGCCGGATACGATTTCGCGCGCCGATGCGCTGAAGCTCTACCAGGATGCCACCCAGACGGAACGCGATCGCGTTTCCGACATCGAGGCGGCATGCGCAGGCTTTGACGGCGACGAAGTCACCGAACTCAAGGCCAGAGCTATGCGCGGGGAGATCGACCTGGTCAGCCTGCAGGCGAAGTTATTGGGCGTCGTGCGCGAGACGCGCCCGGCAGTCCTCAGCGCCACCGGTGGCGGATCCACGGGCCAGTCGGACAGGAACACATTGCTGGCCGTGGCCTACCGGGCGGGCGATATCCCCGAAGCCCGGATCATCGAGGCTTGCGGCGAGCCGGCGATCGAATCGGCCTACAGGCTGCGCGGCATGGGGATCCAGGAGTACTTCGCTCGCTGTGCGATGATTGACGGCGTCGAGCTGCCCCGATATGCCAGCGGTCCTTCCGAGTGGATCCAGGCGGCGTTTAGCACGATGTCTCTGCCCGGGATCCTCGGCAACACGACTACCAGGGCGATGCTCGATGGCTATAACTACGTCGAGAACGCCTGGCGGGAGATCGTCAAGATCGCCTCAGTCAAGGATTTTAAACAGCACAGCCGTTATCGCCTGACAGGCGATATGAAATTCAAGCTTGTCAGCAAAGACGGCGAGCTGAAGCACGGGGCGCTTGGCGAACAGGAATTCACCCAGAAGGCCGATACCCGGGGGATCCTCTTTGGGTTGACGCGCCAGGACATCATCAATGATGACATGGGAGCCTTCATGGCCATCCCGAGGCTCATGGGCATGGGCGCTGCCGAGGCGGTCGCCGAGGTCCTCTGGACGCTGCTGCTGTCGAATCCGAGCAACTTCTTCCACACCGACAACAAGAACTATGCCGAGGGCGCGGGGACGGCCCTGGCCATAGATGCGCTGACCCAGGCCGAACAGTTGTTCCTCGACCAGACCAAGCCGAACGACAAGCCGCTTGGCATCGCGCCGAAGAAGCTGCTTGTCCCGACGGCGCTGAAGGTCACAGCAGAGCAGCTCATGAGTTCCCTGCAACTGATCGAGGGCGCATCGAGCGCCCGGACGCGAAAGCTTCCGAGCAACAATCCGCACGCCGGCAAATTCGACCCCGTCTGCTCAGCGTATCTGAGCAATTCGACGATCACCGGTTACAGCGCCCTGGCGTGGTATCTGTTCGCAGATCCGAACGTCCTGGCGGCGCTCGAAGTCGCGTTCTTGAACGGTGTCGATCGGCCTGTCATTGAGAAGGCCGATGCCGATTTCAACACCCTGGGCGTCCAGTTCCGTGGCTACATGGATTTCGGCGTCAAAGAGCAGGATCCACGTGGCGCGGTGAAGATGAAAGGCGAGGCATAGTACAAAAAACCGAAGTTACGTTTCGGTATCGATAGATTACTTGAGCGGCGGGATTGAGCCCGCGCGCAGAAGTGTAGGAGAAAAGTTATGTGTGCACAGGATTTTCAAGGGAAGTTCGTCCAGGACGGTCTGTCGGTCGATTACACGCCAGGCGCGGACGTTGACGCCGGCGACGTGGTTGTACAGAACAACGTAGTCGGTATCGCCAAAAGGGACATCGACTTCGACGCGAGCGAGACGGGTGCGCTTGCGCTGTCCGGGATCTTCGACATCGTCAAGAAGGAAGAAGCGTTCGCAACCGTCGGCGCTAACATCTACTGGGATGCTACAGGAGATCCCTACGAAGGGACCGCCGGCACAGGCGCGGCCACGGCCACAGCCACGGCCAATACCTTCATGGGTTACGTGCTGGAGACGGCCGATTCGACGGACGAAGTAGTCCGCGTGCTGCTGCGCAGTACGATCGCCTACGCTGGCGAAGGTTTCTCCCTGGCGGACCTCTCGGACATCGACGCGGTTGCATACACGGCGGGTCTGCTGCTGGTCGGGACGGGGACGAAGTTCGCCGACGTGGCGCTCAGCGGTCCCTTTGGCCTGGCCGCAACCGGTCTGATGTCGATGGCATCGGCCACGGTAGCGGCCGCTGGAAGCGTCCAGGGCGATGCGGCTTCGGTTGCCCAGGGCTTCACGCTTGCTTCTGCCGCGAACGGGACCAAGGGCGTCAAGTTGCCCACGGCCGCTGCAGGCGCGATGTGCATCATCAAGAACAACGCGAACGCCGTGCTGAAGATCTGGCCGGCGTCGAGCGACGCGATCGATGCGATTGCCGCCGACAACGAGATCGAGATAGGCGCGTACTCGACGATCAGGCTCGTATCGTACAACACCGTCACGTGGTACAGCGAAGCCTTCACCCTGGCGGAACTGGCGGACATCGACGCCGTCACGTACACGGCCGGCAACATGCTTGTCGGGTCGGGTACGAAGTTCGCCAGCGTCGCGGCGTCCGGTCCGTTTACGATGTCCTCGGCGGGCAAGATCGCCGTTGCATCCGCCACGGTAGCGGCCGCTGGAAGCGTCCAGGGCGATGCCGGCGCGGTTGCCGAGGGCTTTACGCTCGTTTCGGCTGCCGACGCCACCAAGGGCGTTGTCCTGCCGGCAGCGACGATCGGGGCCAGGTGTGTCCTCAAGAACAACGCAAACGCGGTGCTCAAGGTCTGGCCGAACGTGAGCGACGCGATCGACGCGGTTGCAGTCGACAACGAACTCGAGATCCCTGCCTACGCCACGGTCACTCTCACGGCCTATGATGCAACCACGTGGTACTCAGAGTACTTCACGCTTGCTTCCCTGGCGGACATCGACGCCGTCGCGTACACGGCCGGCAAGATGCTTGTCGGGTCGGGGACGAAGTATGCCGACGTGGCGCTCAGCGGTCCCTTTGGCCTGGCTGCAAGCGGGCTGATGTCGGTGGCATCGGCCACGGTAGCGGCCGCAGGCAGTGCGCAGAACGATGCGACGGTTGTTGCCCAGGGCTTCACGCTGGTAACGGCGGCGGATGCGACCAAGGGTTGCAAGCTGCCGGCCGCTGCAGCGGGCTCGATGTGCATCATCAAGAACGCCGACGCGGCAAACGCGATCCTGAAAATCTGGCCGAACACGGACGATGCGATCAATGCCATTGCGGCGAATTCGTCGCTTGACATCGCGGCCAAGACGAGCCTGGTCCTTGTCGCCTACGATGCGACCACCTGGTATTCGATCCCGCTGCTGCCGTCGTAGTTTTTGATAGGCGGGCCATTGTGAGTAACTTGTTGAAAGTCGGATCGGACTGGCTTGAAAACATGCGCAAGGAGCATGCGGCGAGTACTGTAACTTACAGCCGTGCAGGGCTTAGCGTCGATGTCGAGGCCAGTATTGGAACAACGCAGTTTGACGTCGACACCGAAGGCGTCGGTGTGGAGACTGTGCAGAGCCGAGACTTTCTGATCTTCACGGCGGACCTGATCCTTGATGGATCGATAGTCTCGCCGGCCAGAGGCGACCAGATCAGGGAAACGGTCGGAGACGCGACGTTTGTTTATGAAGTAATGGCGCCAGGGCAAGAACCGCCCTGGCGATACAGTGACGACTTCCGAAAGACGCTGCGAGTTCATACGAAGCACGTGGACACGGAGTAACGATGGACGATTTGAGCGACCATGATCTGCTGATAAGGATTGACGAGCGAGTCACGAAGCTCGATCGATGTATGTCCAATCACTTTAAGCATCATTGGGCGATTTTTGTCGCGGCCGGCACGGCGATGCTCGGCGCGCTCGTTTCCGTTGCTGTTGTAGTTAGCAAAGGGTTATGAAATGCCCGTTACGGCCAAGATCATCAAGATTGCCGACGCGATCGCGGCGAGGTTGAATGTCGCAACATTCAGCCAGAGCTTCGAGGCGGTGCGCAGCTACCGGCCGACATTTGAGCTACCGGACATGAAGACGCTGCGAGTGAGCGTAGTTGCGAAAGCCAGAGTCTCCTCGCCGGCGGGCAATACCCGGGAAGCCAGGCAGTATCTTTACGAGATCCAGATCGGCGTCCAGAAGAAGTTGACTGAGGATACCGCTACTGAGCAAGCGCAGCTTGACGCGATGATGGCGCTTGTCCAGGAGATCGATGCGGACCTGGAGGAAAAGCGTTTGCACGGGGCGGAGGATGCGAAGTGGATGGAATCGCTCAACGAACCGGTATTCATTCCCGAGCACCTTGAAGAATTCCGCCAGTTCAGCAGCGTCTTGACGTTGACGTACCGCGCGACGAGGGAGTGAGAAAAGCATGGCCAAGGTGTATAAGAAAAGGTTTACGAGTCATGGGCCGGCGATGGTCGAGGAAACCAGCGGCGCGATCCTTGTCGATTTAGACGAGGATGTCGAGGCCGCCCTGAAGAACCGCGACGAAGTCTTGACCGGGATCCATCGAATAACCATCGGCAGTACGTCGGCATTGCTCAAGAGTCTTGGCGGCGGCATCACGTTTGCTGCTGATCTCACGAGCATTTCAATAGTCCCGGAAAGCTCAATCGCGGACACGATCCGCATAACGA